ACTATCTGAATCCCAATTCAACACAGCCAGCTTTGCGTAATGCGATGGAAGAGTTTGCATCAAACTGTTCATTCATCTTTACATGTAATTTCAAAAATCGCATCATTGATCCGTTGCACAGCCGCTGTGCTGTTATTGACTTTGCTTTGAAGAACGATGAAAAGACAAAGATGGCTGGTCAGTTTTTCAAACGAATCCAGACAATTTTGCAAAGTGAAAATGTTGAGTATGAAGACAAGGTAATTGCTGAATTAGTCAAGAAACACTTTCCAGACTTTCGGCGTATCTTGAATGAGTTGCAACGCTACTCACAGTTTGGTAAGATTGACGTTGGTATCCTTGCACAGATTGGTGATGTATCAATTGCAGAAATCACCAAGCACTTGAAGAACAAAGATTTTGGTGCAATTCGTAAATGGGTTGCTACTGCTGATTTTGATGCCGCAACATTGTATCGCAAACTGTATGATAGTCTTTATGAAGTATTGCAACCACAAAGCATACCTCAAGCGGTTATTATTCTAGCAGACTATCAATACAAGCAAGCATTCGTTGCTGATGCTGAGATTAACACCGTTGCTTGTTTGACTGAACTTATGGTAAGCGTGGAGTTTGTATGAGTGATTTTGAAGTACATCCAATTGGAACAGCCACTGAGATTAAATATTCTCGGGAATTAGTTAAAGCGATTGAGCAGATTACATACCAGTATGGAGACGGCATCGTGCCTAAGTCTGTTTTCAATGCATACTTGAAACTAAAACACCACCATGATGTTAAACTTGAATCGGAAAATCTATGATACTAGATTTATTTAAGCCCACATTTGATTGGATCAAAGATGACTACCGTTCTCATCCTTTTCGCTTTGCTGCCGAGCTTCTTGCTTGGGCTATTAGTATTGGGTGTAGCATTACAATGGCACTTACCGTACCAACTCCTCCCCTCTTGGCTCTATATCCTATTTGGATTACTGGCTGTGCTATCTATGCTTGGGCTTCTTGGACTAGGAAATCTTTTGGCATGCTGGCTAACTACCTATTGTTGACTACCATTGATACGATTGGTTTGATTAGGATGTTAACATGATAAACTTAGATATATATTTTGAAGATGGTATTCTTGAAAATTATGTAAAACAAAAAACTTATGATCCATGGATAGGAACGCTATATGAAGGATATCTAAATCTGTCAAACACGCAAATGGGTTCTTTTGGTGAAATTCTAGTTTCAAAAATTATGGATAAGAATGGCAGTGATGTATGTAAAAGAGATAATTCGGGACATGATAGAATTATTGATGGCTACAAAACAGAAATAAAATTTAGTTTGAGTAGAAAATTAGATTTTTTTACATTTAATCATCTCGCTTGTCATAAAGATTGGGAAAGATTGATATTGCTTGGTGTAAATCCTGATAATCATTATCGTATGAACTGGATATATAAAAAAGATTTTATAACAAATATTAACTCTAATAGTCGTATATTCAGACATCAACAAGGTGGAGAAGAAGGAAAAAACGATGATTTTATGTTTGCGAATAAATATTCTAAACTAGAAGATACGGGAATGCTTCAAGAAATGAATACATGGTTTAAAGATGGTATAAAGAAAATAGGACTCCAATTATGGATGTGAGTGTTGATAAATTTTTAAATATTAGAAATTCCACACGTAATTTAACTGATTCTGAATTTGACTTTATTCTTCCTGAACTTGCCAAACAATTGGAAAATATTGATTTCATCATAAAATATACAGACAAGCAATTAAAAGATGACTGGAAAAAATTGTGTTTATGGAATTCAAATGATGAATACATAAATTCAACATCAAGAATTGGTATGAAATTATGTGAACACTTCTTTCCCAATTTTTATGACATTGAAAATAATAAAGGAAAAAGTTTTTCTAATCTATGGACAAAAGAAAACCTTGAAAAAATTTTAAAATGGAATAGAAATAGTCATAGTACTCCTTATCTATCTGAATTGAAACGAGGAATTTATTTTTCTTGTGGTCTGACCAAGAATACAATGTTTCGTCCTCAAATGGCAAAATTATTATGTATAAAATATCAACCCAAAATTGTTCTTGATCCATGTGCTGGGTGGGGAGGAAGAATGTTGGGTGTTGTTGCATCTGGTGTGGAATATATTGCTTTTGAGCCAAATACAAAAACGTATGAAGGTTTAATAAATCTATCTAAATTTTTAGGAATTGAAAATAGGGTTAGAGTAATCTGTGACAATGCACTTAATATGGATCAATACTCTTTACCAAAGATTGATATGTTATTAACAAGTCCACCATATTTTGATTTGGAAATTTATACACATGAGAGTACACAGTCTATTCAAAATACACCTAGTTATGAAATTTGGAACAATGTATTTTTGTCACCATTAATTCAAAAGAGTTTATCTTACTTGAATGATGATGGTGTTAGTTGTTGGAATGTAGGAAAAGTTGCTGGTCGGAATATGTTTGATGATGTAAATGTTGCACACTCACAAATGAATTATGCTAAAATAGCATCATTTGCTGTTGTTAGTAGTAAGCGTCCTACGCTACAAAATAACAATGGAAATGCTAAGAGTAACGATATAACAGAGATTTATAAAAAATGAGCAACCCATTTGACTATGTAAATCAGATCCTGCAGGGTAAAAAGCAGTTGATTGTGGATGATGTTACCGAGAAGTCCTATGAGCCATTTCTTGTGAACCGTGCGCTTTCCTATCACAAGGATTGTATTATGTACGCCAATGAAATGAATCGTAGGTCTCTCCTAGACAAGAAACTACAGAATGACTATTTACTAAATATAGTTAGGTCCAAGAAAAGACCTTTCAATAAGTGGGTTAAGGCTGAAAAAAGTGAAGATATAGCATGTGTAAAGACATACTTCGGTCTATCCGATTCTAAAGCCCGTGAAGCCTTGCGCCTACTTAGCGATGAACAAATCCAAGAATTAAAAGAAAAAACCGATATCGGTGGATTAAGGAAATGAAATGGTCGACTTATCAACCTTTGTTGAGGTGACGCTAAACGAACACGATGACTTCTTAAAAGTAAGAGAGACACTAACCAGAATTGGTGTATCCTCACGTAAAGAGCGGGTTCTATACCAGTCTTGCCACATCTTACACAAACGTGGACAGTATTATATTGTCCACTTCAAAGAATTATTCGCACTAGACGGAAAACCATCTAGCATCATAGATAACGATATTGAAAGGCGAAACGCAATAGCTAAACTTCTAGAAGAATGGGGTCTAGTTAAGATTGTTAATCCTGACATTATGGTAGACAAGATTGCTCCAATCCATCAAATTAAGATTATATCTTACAAAGAAAAAGATGAATGGGAACTAGTCAGCAAATATAACATTGGAAAGAAATCTCAGGAATGATTGGGGTAAATTATGAAAAAAGTGAAAGAGAAAATTACGGAGTTGAAGAACATCTATACTGGTGAGATTGTTTGCACCAGCAATTTGTATGAGAAAAGAGTGGATAGCACAATGACATTTATTCAAGTTTACAAGCCGGAAGAACCACAAAGAAAATACTTTGTAAATGGCTCGGCCTTCGTAAAGTTGTATAAATAACTGTACCCACCTTAGGGCTGTTTGATGCTACGGTATAAGGCGTCCGTGTAATTACACCTCCGACACGATAGTTTGGACCAGTATAAGGTAAGCTGGAAGTTATGCCTTCGGGGTAACATTTTTTTAACTTGCTTTTAAAGGAGAACTTTATGACAACATTAAGATTCACACATCTATACCCTTCCGTTGTTGGCTTTGACCGACTACTTGACACATTTGATACCATGCTAACGGAAAAACCTACCACTTTCCCTCCACACAACATTGTTAAAGTTGATGATAATAATTATCTCGTTGAACTTGCTGTTGCTGGATTCGCCGAAAGTGAAATCACTATTGAGGTGTTGAAAAATACTTTAACTATCAAAGGCGAAAAAGGCCTTGATGACACCAGAAACTATCTACATCGTGGTATTGGCACACGTTCGTTTAAGAAAACTGTAACGTTGGCTGAGACTGTGCAAGTTGATGGTGCAAGTTTGGATAATGGTGTTCTTACTGTAAAACTAGTCAATATTGTACCAGTTGAAAAACAACCGGTTAAAATTGCTATCAATACAGTAAGTAAACCACAATTACTCCAAGAAAAAGTTTAATTATTACCTGAAAATTTTGCCTTCTTGTGTTATAATAAGCACTTGAAGGCAGAAAGTAAACTATGAAAATTGCTCTAGCATCCGACGTACACCTTGAATTTGGTGAAATATCTTTTGAGAATACCGAGAACGCTGATGTTCTTATTCTCTCTGGAGATATTTGTGTGGCCGCAGACTTGATGGTAAAAGATGATATTGGATTCTTTGATAAAAATGTTCGCTCTGAAAAATATCATAAATTCTTTCAAGAATGTGGTGAAAGATTTCCGCATGTCATTTATATTATGGGAAACCATGAACACTATAACGGTGATTATGGGAACACTATTACAACTTTGCGTGATAGGCTTTCTTATGTACGCAATCTACACATCTTAGATAAAGATACTTTTGTTGTTGATGATGTAACATTCATCGGTGGTACTTTGTGGACAGATATGAACAAAGAAGATCCAATCACTCTGATGCAAATGCCAGGTATGATGAATGACTTCCGTTGTGTTCAAAATAGTAATCGTGTAACAATCTTCAAAGATGAAGATGGTAAATTCCATGAACGCAAAAGTCGTTTCACACCAGAAGATGCTGTAGAAGACCACAAGCAAATGATGGATTATATTCGCATTATGATTGAAGGCAAGTTTGACCAAAAGTTTGTTGTTGTGGGTCACCACGCACCAAGCAAACAGTCAACACATCCTAGATACAAAGAAGAAGTGATTATGAATGGTGGCTATAGTTCCAATTTGGATGATTTTATCATAGACCATCCGCAAATTAAACTATGGACTCATGGGCATACGC